GAGGTCGGTGAGTTCGATATCGAAACGGTTATTAGAGGAATGGGATCTACGGAAAGCATTGAGTTATGAGTAATTGTGGTTGTTGTATTAAATTGAATAACGGCGTGTCTGATGTTTATGCGTTTGGCTATGACACAAAGGACAAAGTTGTCGTCGCTTGCAGCGGTATAGACAACTTTGAAATCTGTGACCATTCATGCAAAACGAAACGACACGAAATCTGGCTCGTGTCAAAAGATAACCCGAGAATCGTAGACGGTCTGGAAAAAAAGTTCTTGAAAACATTGGCGTCGTTCGGTAAAACTGGACGTCTTCTAAAAGGTAAGTGAGGTATACTCTACACATGTCTGGAAATCATTTCGAAGTTTGCACACGCTCAGAAGCAGCGATGGCCAAAGTGGACGGTGGAGTTGGTGTCCACAGCCTTCGCTCCTACAGCGTAATGATCAACGATGAAGGTCAGGTCATGCCAGCACGTTCTTGGGGTCGCCTTAAAAAGCAGGACGCAACCCTGAAGGCCGCTGTTGAGCGCGGCGACGTCGCTATCGACGAAACCAGTGTGGATGCTCCTTCAAAGCCAAAGAAATCTCCCTCCAAAACCAAAACTGATCCCGTCGAGGAAGTGGTGTCCGATGAATCAGCAGAATCTCCCAAAGAGGAGACCGCTGAAGAGGCAGCGCCCGAAGTCGAGGAGAAGGTGGAAGAACCCGAAAATGTCAACTCATCGGAAGATGAGGTCTGATATCCTATACAAAGCAGTTGCAAGGAAACGAATAAGTGTTCTGTACAATTGTGATTACACTTACAAGTGACCGTCCGACGCAAGAAAAGGGAAGAATCCTATGCCGGGAGTCGTAATTTCAACAGCAGTGCGAAGTGGCCCTACCGGGAACACCACTCGCGAATCGTCACAGGCTTTTTTTGCAGGTATCACCGAGCGTGGTCCTGCCGATCAGGCCTCAAAAGTCAACAGCATGGAAGAGTACGAGGCCCTCTACGGCGGATACGTCTCAAACGGCTACCTGCATGACACCGTTAAAGCATTCTTCGAGGAGGGCGGCACCCAGTGTTACGTCGCTCGAGTCACTGGCGCCAACCCAGTCACTTCGTACATCGAACTCGATGATGTCAACGCTGATTCGGCATTGCAACTTACCGCCAACGGTCCGGGAACATGGGTAGACGATCTCAATTACGAAGTCGTCATCGGTGTTGCTGCAAACAGTTCGGCTCTTCGCCTTTATTGGGAAGGCACCATGGTGTACAACACTGGTGACTGTTTGTCGCTTGCTCAGATGGTCGGACGCATCAACACGAGCGCTATTGCTTCTCGATATGTGACGGCGGAAATCACCGGCACGTTGATGCCCGCTCCAGTTGCTTCAACTGCGTTCCCGACCACGAACGCTGACAATTCAGTGGTGAGCGACGGTGGAGCCCCCGGTGACAACCAGTACTCGGCTGCTCTCGACTTGTTCCTCAATTCTTTTGGAACTGGCGTTGTTGGGTGCCCAGAGACAACTTCCGCTGTCGTCCGTGACGCGCTTATCGCCCACGCGAACACCAACAACCGTATGAGCATCCATCACTATCCGGCTGGTACCACCGCAGTGACTGCTGGTGCTAACGGCAGGTCGGAAGCGCTCGGTGCTGCTAATGGTGAGCATGCTGCGGTGTTTTACCCGTGGGTTTATGTTCCAACTTCCACTCCGGGCATCAACCGTCTGATTCCACCGCTTGGCTACGCTGCCGGTGTTCGCTCCCGCGCACACAATCAGGTTGGACCTCAGCAGCCCGGCGCAGGCATCATCTCGAACGCACGCTACGTCAACGGAATCGAGTTTGCTCTCGACAAGTCGGCGGGAGATGCACTGGACGAAGCACACGTGAACGCCATTCGCACGATCAATAACACGATTCGCATCTATGGCGCTCGTTCGCTCTCGTCGGACACCAGCAACTTCCGTTACATGACGGCGCAGGATCTTGTCAACCACGTGGTTGTCGAGGCCAATCGCACGCTTGAAGATCTTCTCTTCAGCGTCATCGACGGACGTAACAACATTTTTGCCAGCGTTGAGGCGAAACTCATCGCTGTGCTTGAACCTCTTCGTCTCGCCGGCGCCCTTTATGAGGCGTTCGACGCAAACGGCAAGCGGATCGACTATGGATACACGGTTAAGTGCGATACGTCGCTCAACCCTGTTACCCAGTTGGCTGATGGTCTTATCAAGGCCAAGGTCGGTATCCGCGTGTCGAGTGTCGGCGACAAGATCGAAGTCGACATCGTTAAGAGCAACCTGACCAACTCGGTTGTCTGACCAAGGGAGAATGACAGATGGCCAAAACTTCACAGCGACAGATCCTCGCCGATATCGCACCAGTTGATACGAACCACCCCAAGTGGGAGGGCTTTCGTTTCGCTCAGGTGTCCGGCGGTGAGATCACGGCGTCGGTTGAGAAAATCTATGAAGGTGGAGCGAAGTTCCCTACGGTTCTTTGCGCGCCGTTCGAGATTGGTGACATTACGCTCACCGCTCATTACGACGATGACTACACCGAGAGTGACGGAGCCGCCGGTCTTGCCCGCAAGTTGGCCCAGTTGCGTCCGCTCGTCGGTCAGGCGTACTACAACGTCAACGTGAAAACGTACGACTGCGACATCGAGGTGATCGGCACCGACCGCGTCTACTCGAACGCTCTGCTTGTCGGAATCACGGAGCCTGAGGGTGACTCGTCATCTGGCGCTCCGGCGACTTTCGCTCTGACGTTTGCTATTCAGAATGTGAACTCTGCATCCTGATAAAAACTCGATAAAACCTAGGTTTTACGGCTTTGCGGCTCATCCCGAAATGGGGTGGGCCGCGTTGCATTGTTGCGCCAAAATCGCGCTGACTGTGCTAGGTTGACGAACCATGAGCGACTCACTGTATATTGACAACGACACCCCTGATGATCCGGCTCCGGCAAAGGCGGCTGGCTCAAGCAAGGTTGAATCACCTCTCGACAGGTTGAAAGAGAAGATTTCAGCGAAGGTAACGCGACCTGAAGTCATCTTGGAAGTTCCTGATCGTCCGGGTGTTGCCCTGAAGATCAGTCCGAACATCACGCAGAAGCAGATGAAGGCTTGGCGTCGCAACGCTGGCGAGGACACTCGTAACGGAATGGACCCAACCAAGTTTGCTGCTTACGTGGTCGGGCACACGACTATCGGCATTGAAATGGATGAGGAAGAAGTATTCGATGAGAATGGCTTCCCACTCAACTTTGCCTCCGCTGATATACTTGCATCTACGGACTGTACCCGTCCTGTACCAGACGCCGTTATGGCTTTTTTCCACACTGATCCCCACGTAGAGGCTGCGGCACTCGCTATCCTTGAGGCCGCTGGATATGGGGAGACCGTAGATGCTGTGGACCCTACGAAGGACTCCTAGATGAATTAACCGAAGATTCCTATGTGATTTCTTCGGCTCGACTAGGAGAGTTATGGGGAACAAATCCTTTGGATTTGCTCGCCCTTGACGATGACGAATGGGTACTACTTATGGCCTGTGCTAAAGTTATAGAGCGCGACCGTGAGGAACAGGAGCGAAAAGCACGACAAAATCGGTCTTAGTTGTAGGGGTTCAGCCCAATGGAACAAGCATCACTACGAATTAAAATTGGGGCAATTGGGGAACGCCAACTCCGAAAAGTTCGTAATGGTCTTCTTCAGATCGGTGCTGCTGCCACAGCAACTCAGGCTAAGTTGAATGCTTTTTCCAAGGGTTACAACGACGCTGTAAATAAGCGGCTCACGAACATCACCAAATCGTGGAAGAGACATTTTGACTCCGTAGACAAAATGGTTGCGATGTTTGGCAAGGTCTCCCTTAAGGGACTGGGCCTCATGTTGAAAGCAACAGTCGCCGAATTTGCGCTGATGGGTGCTGCAATGATTGGCGTTCATGCCCTTTTTAAGGCTGGCAACCTGTTAGGTAGGGCGTATCATGCAATGCTTAATGTTGTTGCCGCCGGTGCCGCTGCTGCCGCTGTCGCAATTGCTGCCGTTGCTGCCGCCATGCGTGAACAAACAGCAGCAATGCATGCCTACAAGGGACGCAATTCAGGGTTTGGTGAGTTCGGTAGCAACCTGAATCAGGTACGAGTCGTGATGCGTGGCTTGCATACCGATACCGCACTTGCTTCTGTTGGTCTGAAGAATTTGAATGCCGCATATGCTGCGGTGTCTAAGAATTCCACCTTCACTCGTGGATCACAAAATCTCCTTAAAGGTTTGATGGATTTTGCTTCTGCTGGCCAGCCACTCGAGCAAGGCGTAAAAGCCGCCGGCGAGTTTATTGGTTTGTTGCAGGATCCGAAGAAGTCGTTTGGTGAAATTACTAAAGCGGCTGAAGCGCTCGGGCCTGAGATGAAAAAAGCCATGGAGGAAGCGAAAAAGCAGGGCATCAATACGGCTGAAGAATTGAAAGAGGCAATTCTTTCAGGAAACCTTGCTGTTCTTGGCGGTGTTGAAGGCCAGTTTGGGGCTGTGAATAGCACGTTGGTTAGTGTGCTTAAGGGTGGTTTCACTGAGATCCAAAATAACTTCGCTGACTTCGGTCAACAGTTTTTGAAACCCCTGAAGGAAGTCACCCGAGAAGTTCTTAATACTTTCGAGAACGCATTCCGTAGAGTCCAAGGCGAATTGATCCGTTTCGGCAACGGACCATTTATTGACAGTGTGGGTGGTTTCGCCGAGAAACTTTCCGACATTTTTGTCATGTTGATTCGCGACTACTTGCCTCGAGCAACCGGAATGATGCAACGGATGGCTGACCGTTGGGAAAGGTTTACTAAAGGCTGGAATAATATTAAGGAGTCGCTCCGGCCGTTAATTGAAGGCGCACGAGTTTTAGAGCAGATGTTGAAAAACATCTTTATGCCTGTCATTGATAGATTCCGTGAAGGGTTCGGATCTCTCAATGAGATGATTCAAGACAATAGGGAAAACCTTGAAGAATTTGGCACCAAGGTTGGGGCAATCCTCGCCAAGTTCGGCGAAATCATGGATGTGTCACGTGAGTTGTTCTTCAAAGCACTTCCGTTTGTCAATAAAATCCTTGAGGGCGTAAAACAGATCGTCAGTGCACTTGGTCAGGTTTTCAAAGCATCTGCCAGCATTTTCGGTGGCATGGGTGATGGTTTCGGTGCGTTCGGGTTGCTGATGGGTGCGGGCATCATGTTCCGTTCCATGAAAAACACCAAAGGTGGTTTTGTCCCGAAGAACACTGGGACCATGAATGTTAATGCTGGTGTTGTTAATGTTACCGGTGGTACTGCTGGCGGACAGTTGTATCCGGGTCCGGCAAACGGGATGCGTAGCCAAACGAGCGGGGGAATGTTGCCTCCTCCTGTTGCAGGGACAGCGGCTCAGCGTCAAAGCCTCTATAGCGCGTACCGCAACGGCGGTATGTCGGGGTTGCGTGCCGCACAGCAATACAATCGTGGCCTTGGTACTCCGGGTGCGAGCGGGTACATGGCTGGAAGCCCAGTATGGGCTGGGCCGAGCGCCCTGCAACGTTTCTCCGGCCAGTATGGTCCACGTTCGTGGCGAACGGGAACTCCGACGAGGCAGCGTTTCATGGAGGGCGTGGGTCGTTTCAATAATTCCGGCACGGCCCGCATGGGTACCATGGCTGGCTTAGGTATTGCGAGCCAATTTATGCCTGAGGAAACTCAGGGTGCAATGGCGTTGGGTTCGATGGTTGCTGGATTTAATCCGTTGATGGGTCTCGGTGTCGCCGGTTTGGGAACTGCTCTTACGGCAGAGAATTCTGTTGTCGGAACTTTGGGTGGTGCCGCCGGTGGTGCCGCGATGGGCGCACAGTTCGGTATTCATGGAGCGATTATTGGTGCCATTGCCGGTGGTGTTGTGGGTGGCGTCAAGTCGTTTTGGAATAAAAACAATGCGAAGAAAGATGCGGCACGGGAAGCCGGTGAGGAAATCGGATCGTCGATGTTCTCTGAGGCACTCGCGGGTTTGAAGGGTTCAACGGCTAAAGAACTTGCTGCGGTGAGTGGCAATCTTGGTTCGGTCTTCAATGTTGATGAGTTGCGAAAGGTTGCTGCCAGTTCACGACAGGCTATTAAGGGTGACCCGAATCGAAAGAGCATGGGTGGCGTCGGGGGCTTAAAAGGTGCGGCTCTGATGGGTGGCGGTTATCTGCTGGGTGGCCCCCTTGGAGCAGCCGGCATGGGTCTTCTCTTGAATCGTCGTGGTGCCAATATAGATGACGCATATCGAAAAGAGCAAATCCAAAATATTTACGATAACCGTCGAGCGCTTGGTCTTGAAATCTCGACGGAACAATTAGCCGAGATGATGGAAAAACCTAAAGAGGCGTTAGAAAAACTGACTCCGCAGGTTGAGGCATTTGTTGATGCGATTGATTTCGCAGATTCAACATATAACGACCGGATGAGCGGTCTGCGAGATGCGCTTCATATGACTGAAGACCAAATTATTAGTCTCGCTCATGAAACTGGTACCAATCTGTATGACGCTACAGCGAAAACGTCGGACATGATTGCTTCCTTGACGCAAAACATGATTCAGTCATATCAGCAGTTGCAAGGCGCTATGGCTGACGAAGCGTCCGATGTTTTTGCGCAACTAAATAAGTCAATTGAGGCAGAGAACGCACCGTTGATTATGGACGAGGCGGCTCGCGCTCTGGTTGAGATGAATTCCGAGGGCTCTCTCACATCAGCAGATATCGGAGAGCAACTCACAGCGATTTACGACTCGTTGGTGTCGTTGTATGGCGGCGACGTTTTCCGTGCCAATCAGGAGTTCACGAGACAGTTTGGTCGTGGCGGCGCAGCGTTTGGTCAAGGCAGAACTCTGGAGGGAATGGAGGGTGCTCTTCGCAGTTTTGGGCCTATTGCTCAGTTCCTCGATACCATTGGTACAGGAAGTATTGCTGATAACAGTATGGTTACCGAGCAAATTCAGAGCGTATTGAGAAATGCAGGATTCTCCGTTGCTCAAGGAACCAACTTTGAAGGCCGCTATTCGGCTTTGGGATCGGCTGGTGTTCGAAGATTGGCTGAGGGTATCACGGGCGACATTTTTGAGGGTAAGTCGCAGTCTGAAATTGAAGCCATTCTCAAATCGTATGGTCTTGACATCATGATTAACGAGATTGAGGATACGGGCAAGAGCCTTGAAGGTCAGACTGATGAATTCATTTCGCAGTTGGGTAGGTTGACGAAAGCGATGAATGATGCTCTCGCCGACTTGGGTATTGAGACAGACCCGACGACGACGACACCTCCAAGCACAGGAGGTTCTTCGGATACTTCCTCGCCGAGGGGTGACACTGCTTCTGGACGATTTGGTCGCACCATGGCGGCACACCGTTCGCTGTCATCGATGATTAACGGCAAACAAATTGTGACATCTGGTTGGCGCAATTTCAATCTCGGAAGCCCAAGTTCTGACCACATTAAGGGCGGTGCTCTCGACCTGATCGGAGACAACCTCGGTCAGTACAAACAAATGATTGAAAACGGCGGCGGTTTTGCGGAGTTCCATGGTTCCGCTGGTTCTCGTCATTTGCATGCGGTACCGAACACCGGTGACTCTTCCTCGCCGGCCACCATGGGGTCTACTGCTGGAAATATGACGTACAACTACACGATTAACGTGAATGGTTCTGGAGCAGATCCGCAACTTATTGCTGACACTGTGATGTCTCGAATTAAAGCACGCGAGCAGTCTGATAGGGAGCGGCGATGAGTGGCGAAAACTGGCCTGTAAATATTGCTTATACGGTTCGGAACGAAACCGGCACGTTGTGTTACCAAGACAGTATGTATCGGGTTGAATCTTACTGGGGTTTACAGAAAGTCGGAAACACCTATTACGTTCAACGCCTGTGGGGCAAAGCAAAGAGTGAAACGTACACGAAAACTTTAGGGCCCGGACACCCTGATAACCCGTACAGCATTAGTAATTACACTAAAACCTACGCTAAATGGGTTTGGCCAGCGGGCTCGTCTGCGTCTCATTACAAGGTTGGTTCAAAAATCTACGGATACAACCCGCAATATAAGGTCAAAACGACGTTTCAAAAAGATGCATGGATTGCTCAAGTTCAGAGAGAACAGGCGTACGCTTCGTCAACAACTTCAAATGGTGCGAATCTTTCGTCTCCAAGCATGACCCCGTATGCGATAGCAACTTCATCTGATGATCGTCTGTCTGATCAACTTAGTAACACGCGTTCTGAAATGGATCGTATTACAAACGGTGTGCGCCGACAAATCAGTTCTCTTGAATCGTCGGATTTCTCTAGCAGTTATGCGCTACATGGCGCAATTGCGTCTTTGAAGGGTAAAGCGGAAGAAGCATTGAAGAACGCTGGATATACAGATGCGTATATTCGTTGGTATTTTGACCCGTCTCAGTCGATTACTGGCGAGTCAGTAAAACGTCAGAGCGGCAACGCGAGTAGTCCTTCGGGTTCTAGGCAGACTGGTCCATCGAATAGTCCTGCACGGGATGCCATTGCGCCTACGCCCGCTACGAGAAAAGTGACTATTAAAGCGCCTTTTGGTTACTCTGCTCCCCCCGACAAAGCGCCGGATCTACGACCCCAAATTATTCAGACTTACACTGAATACGTTACCGACACTACGGTTTCGGGTGGGAAACGTTCAGAGTCGCGTCAAGATATTTTCTACTTCCCTTATGTTCCGAATACTATTAGTTATTCTGGTCTGGGTTCAGAATGGGTGGATATTGATCGTCAGGGGAACTATCCACTTGTTGAATGGGCTGGCTGGAGCCTCATGCAAGCCGAAATGGAATTTACAGTCGCTGAGGATCGAGTTGAACAAGGCGGTGCCACTGTGCCTGATGGCATCTTCAATAGTGTTCAAGCACGCATCGATACATTGCGTCGCATGTCGCAACGACGTGCCCCTGTTTCAGTGTTTAACTTGGATGACATGTTCCGTATCCAGTTGAAACGTGCTGCCGAGACGGGGAAGCCGATGGAGTTCGTTATTACCGACATGCAGGTGACATCACTGCGGCGGTCAATGAATTCTCAAAGTCGCGAAATCACAGCGGCAACAATTCGTTTGACGTTAAGGGAAATCCCGATCGAAAAATTGACAGTTGTAAAATTTTCAATGCCGAAGTTCTCTATTCCTGTGCCGGCAATCAAGAAACCCACCAGCAGCGACCAAGGCTCTGCTCCGTTGTTCAGTTCCGGTGTTGATGGAGCAGGGAAGAATTTTGATGTAAATTTGATTAGCGGTCTGGCTACTCCGGTATGAGTGATGTTTACAGCGATTATTGGACGTCTAGTGGTACTGCCGAGTTCGTCGACCGACGAACCGACCTTGTTTGGGATGACCCAACACTGATAGATGGTAAAAGCGATATTCGGGATGCGATTCTCGACATTCAAGTTGAAATGGGAATCGATCTCGCGACACAACTCACTGTTCGTGTTCACGACCCAAATTTCGAACTTGCTCGAGCGAACTATTTTGCTATTGGTCGCGATGTCTATTTTAAAACATCCACACTCACAGATCTCAAACTTATGGATGGTTACGGTGTCGGAGCGGCAGAAACGCTCGCCGCACATCAATTCATGTCACTCGAAATTGCTTCTGCTGCTTGTGCTTCCGGCCCGGCAAGCGAACCAGTATGGACGCTGGAATTGAGAAACAAGGCTGTACAGCAGATGCGCCGTGACAAAAATCCTTCAAGCATCAAGGGAACCGGACACAACTGGGTTATTAACGTTGCCCATGATTATGGTCTTGATTGCGTTGCAGAATCTACTTCAAAAACACAAAAGATAAATAAGGCAACTAACGATCGTGCCGCTGACTCGACTTGGGATGTTCTTTCGCGACTGGCCTCTGATGCGAAGTTTGTCGTGTTTGAGTCGGAAGGCGTTTTGTTTTTCTGTTCTCAAAAATATTTACTGGGTAGATGGGGTTCAGACTTCCAAAATATTCCAAAAGAGGAAGTTATTCCCTATATGCAAAATGCTACGGAAATGAATGTTTGCCCCATCCGTTATCCAAGCAGGTCGGATGACACATTCAAACTTGTTTCAATGCCAAGTCTTCGCCGCTCAGACAACGACCCTCTTGCCGTGCAAGGTTCTGCTGAGTTGGAACGGTCTTCTGGGTCAAAATTGCGTGCTGGAATGACGGTGCATGTGACAAATTATCCGACAATGCAGGGGCCGTATATTATTAGTAATGTGAGTTACTCGCATTTGGGTAATGACCCGGTCAGTATCGAATTTCGCTCACCAGAGCGTGAAGATAAAGAAATTAATCAACTTGCTGTTGGACAGAAATTCGAGTCCGTGTTTGATTACATGGAAAGGTTTGGAAACTGATGGCTGGTTTTGTTTCTGCTGCTAGTGGTGCCTCCCATCCGGAACCGGGTGGCGGTATTTATATCGGCACTGTCACGCATGTCGGATCTACGCGTCGTGTCGCAGTTAAGGTTCCCATGCTTGGTATCACTATCACGGATTGTTCGGTTGTGTTTTCTACACCGAAGCAACCACTGAAGGTCAATGAGCGGGTCCTTTGCGCGTTTATTGACCATAATAAAAACAATCTTGTTGTAATTGGCGCGTTGGATAGGTCGTATGACGTATTTGCACTGCAAACCTACGCTGCATCGCTGGATAATCGAATAGACGCTCTGGAGTCGCAGGTAAGCACCCTTCAGTCGCAGGTAAGCACCCTGCAATCGCAGGTAAGCACCCTTCAATCGCAGGTAAGCACCCTTCAGGGTTATCATTGATAGAATTGTTACGGTGGTAATTATGGACGCAATGAAGTTCCCTTTACAATTTGATGCCAATGGCCTTGTGAGAGATGTCGATGGTACTGACGACTATTACAAGCAGTTGTTGTCTATTTGCACCTTGACGGAGCCACAGTCGCTCCCCTTGACTCCCGATTTTGGTATCTGGGATCCAACATTTAACGGTGTCGAAAAAGGTGCATTTGTCTTGCACGCTTCACGTTTTGTGCCTGAGGTTGAAATTGAATCAGTTGAATCAGCAATCAACGACGAGGGTGAAAACATTGTCAACTTTTCGTTCAGGAGACGATGACGTATGCCATCAGATTTTTCGGAGTACGTAGATCTCACTCCCTACGATGTTAATCCGGTTGACGTTTACTTTGGCGCAATCGAACTTGCCCGCTTAACTCTTCCTGATTTTACCTTGCGTCAAGGAACGGTTGACGATGCAATTTTCCAAGCAATGTCATACATGACAACGCTAAATACGGCAGCGATCAATCGCCTACCGCCGAGAATTATGGAAGGTGTTGCCCGCATACTTGGGGTATACCGCGATGAGGGCACTAGGGCTTCTGTCACATTGCGTTTGTTTGCTGGCGAGTTTGTAGATGTTTATATCCCAGCAGGAACAACCTTCAGTTACACAATCAGTGTTGCGGGTGATGATCAATCGTTCACTTATGAAAACACTGATGCAATTGCAATTCTGAGAGGCGCAAATCAAACGGAGACAGATCCTCTGCATTATGTTGAAGTTGAAGTGCTTTCGACTCTGACTGGAATTCATCCTTTGGTTCCTGAAGGAGCGGAGTTTGTTTGTCAAACTGTTATCCCTGAACTTGGTGATGTTAGTGCTCTCGCTGATTTTTCCAATGGAACGAATGCCGAAACAGACATCACCTACTTGGCGAGATGCACGACGGCTATTCGGGCTTTGTCAGCATCATTCGCAACAACTGAACAAATGCGATCACATATCGTGACGCAATATTCCAATGTTTCCCAAGCCAAGGTTTATGATCTAACCAACGGCGATGCAGGTGGTGGTTTAGATTTTGTTGCTCCTAACGCACCGGGATATGCGTCAGTTTTTGTTTATGGAATCGATCGAACGCTCACTAATGCGGAACTTTACGACATTCAATTAGATGTGACTAATCGGTCAATTGCAGGACTTTATATCGGGGTTTACAACTACACACCTATCGAAGTTTCATGCACAATCAATATCATTTATGACGTGACTTATTCTGCTGATGTTGTACGAGAAACAGTTCAGCAAGAGGTTCAAAAATATTTAAGTCCTGCGGGATTCAATGGTGACATCGAATCAATTCGTGTTGCGGAAGTCTCCAATGTTGCGCGTTCGATGCCCGGCGTTTTGTATGTCGAAGACGTTGTAATTGGGGATATCGCAGGCAACGTCGCGGCAGGAAACATCGCAACAGAGACAAGCGGTAACGTCACATTCCTGAGGAAAGGGCTCATACCTAATTCCGCATCAAGTAACATCACTGTTAATCTGACTGCTTCGAGTTAACATGGCAACTACAGTAAATTTTCTCGATAACGATACCGCCCTCAAGGCCACAGATAGCAGTGGATCGCTTAGGAAAATACAGGACGTCACACCTTCATGGCAATTCTCGGGTGGTTCTGCCGTACTTTCAGATGCGGAAAGCGACCGGCTAGTCCCAAACTTTTTTGCATACAAAATTCAGCCAAATAACTCAACTGGAACTGTAAACGTCTACATCGACTACGTTCCAATTCCTGCGGCCAACAGCGCGGACTTCGACCTCATGTTCCACGCTCAGTTACGAGGAAGTGGTTCTCTTTATGTTTCAACGGTCATTGCTGAATCAAATCAGCCATCGCCCACACCACACATAACAAATACTGATATTGGTCGATTTTCTCAGATTCGTTCCAATCATTTCGTCCCTGACGATATAACTGTGGAATCGTTTGTTCGTGTTCAGATGAGTATCACGGAACATAATGGAGAACCGATCTACTTCACTATTCCCGCCCTGATTGATGACAACGCGTTCTACCAAAATCAGGTTGTGCAAAACGCACGCAAGTTCATGCCTTCTTTTTACTGGGATATTGATAGTCAGCAGGAAGACCCAGATAACCCGTTGTTTAAGTTGATCGACGTTCTGTCCACAACGATGAATGACACGGTATCAACTTACGCAAACTGGTTTGATTACGAGTTGGGCGAATTGTCGCCGTCATTCACCGGTTTGGAAGAGATTACTCGAAGCACTTTGACTGATGCCGAGTATCATGATCCGTCTGTCCGGTCATGGTTGGCGCAATTCACGGGCCATCCGCTTATTGCGAACATTCGATCAGAACAGCAAAATTATTTGCAGGTTGTAGCAAATCAAGATATGACCGATCCAGCCGCTGACGGTGTCGTGGGCATTATTGACATGTACAACAGTGCGGTGGATATTAATGACGCAACATCCAGCGATAATTGGGCTGTTCTTGAACAGGTGCTCCCGTTATTGACATCTGATAATTATGAAGGTGTTTACAACGACGATCATTTTTCAATCGATTGGGGCAATGATGGGGCTAGTAATCGGCCGTCTGGCTATGACCCGTTGCAACATTTTTCTCTTTCTTTCCGCACTACTCAAATACCTGCCGGGTTGGCTAACGGCCTCTACGTCTTTAACGACGTGATTTTAGAAGTTGAAGATTCCATTGACGGTGAACTGTATTCAATTCCAGTTTCTTTGCGTGTGGCAGTAGATACACTGTTCTCCCCACTTGTTTGGATCCTTATAAGGTTCCATAAATATTCTGATGGCCCTGATCGCATGCATTGGTCAATGTCTGACAAGAAGGCGCTGTTTGCGTTTCAACAAATGGCTGGCGCTGTCATCGTTGACGGCAATACAGGTGCTCGGACCACCCGCACTACTCCGGACGCAAACTACGGTGGCGGCAATAGTCAATACGATCCGACAAGTTTATTTATTCGCGGCGCCCACCAAGACGCTCAGACAGCATCCTATGTGACGAACCAAGGCAAGTACGCTTTAATGCCTTGGTTTGACGCATCCGCTCGACAACTGCAACTTGCCGTGTTTCAGGACCCAGATAGGGTTACTAATTACTCGCATTCGGCTTACACAACTTCATATGGCGAGTTTTCGATTTATGGTCAACCGTATACGACGCAAGATCGAACGTTGCAACAATACATACAAAAGAGCAATGTTGTCGTAATTGACTGGGTGAAATCAGTCAATGACACTCTCTGGCCAGAAGACTGGCCACGAAAGAGTTGGTCTGGTTCTCCTCCGAGTGAGACAACTGATTATGATCATGGATTGGCTTTCAGAATCATTGAGAGTCCCAGTGATCGACTGTTCACTAAGTTTGGTTACGATGTTGCGATTACTGATGACGGCAATACTGTGTTCGCATCAGCAGTTAACTGGAATCCTGAAGAAACAACCGTAACGGACTATCAGTACGGATTGTTTTGGGGCCACGATCAAGGATGTGTTTACGTTTTTGACTGGGACCCTGATGCTTTGGAATATGTGCAACGTGGTGATCCCATTTATGTGGACGGAGAAACAGTTACGCCTCCATCTGTGGCATCGCAATTGGACAATTGGGATATGGAGAATGGTGGGTTCGGCACGTATATCGATATCACACCTGATGGTTCGGTGCTGAGCGTAACTTCGATGAGGAACGTGTACATTTTTGTTTGGGATGGTCAGCGATGGGTTCAAGATTTCTCTTTCGATGACCTTCTTACTTTCAACTATGACAATAGTGATTCTTGGTCTTTATGGAGACCGTGTGCCCGTCTGAATGAGGATGGAACCAGCATTGTTATTTCTGGCGGTGTCTCTAGACAGGATTTGATTGCGGCGAGGGCGGCTTCGCACGAAGGTTTAGGATCGTCTACTTCTTTCACTTACCGCATGGCGGTGTTTGACCGACAGTCTGCCGGCGTATGGAAGCAGCGCGGTTCGTGGATGGAAACACCCGACCTTTACGCCTTGACTCCTCAGGAGATCGTTTTCCCTACAACTTGGGATATGTCGTCGACATATGACAGCGCTTTTGGCGGCGCACTGAATGAGTTTTACCTCGGTTCTGGTTATGAGACGGTTAACTTTTGGGGAAATTTTACATCGTGTGATATTAGTGGGGACGGTCAATCTGTTGTAATTGGATGCCCGGGTGGACTGTTGGGCTTGTACCATGACGATGTTTTGATCAACGCGGCTGACTCCGGTTTCTTGCAAGCGTTTAGGTGGAATTCATCCTCTGCAAGTTGGGAGGTTATGGAAGCAGGTCAAACCCCGGCCTTCGATTACAAAGTTTATGAGTCATCAATTGCTGGTGGAGGGCAAGACATTATTCTTGCCGGCCCGCACAGAATGTCTCCGCAGTCCACCAGTTTTCAAACTCGTTTAGGCTCGACTGTACGTATGAGTTACGACGGAAACATGATAACAGCAGGCATGTTCAGTCACGTTGAAGACCTCGGTCCAAACCTTTGGATTTACAATGGGCGGCCCACATTGTATGAATCAAACCTAAAAAGTTTGGGTGTTCGAGAATCAGGTTGGATCCACGCGTTTTATTCCGGTTATAAGCCTGCGATAACTCCCAACAGCGACGGCAGCGTTGACAACAGCATTTGGTACTCTTTCAATTATCTATCTTGGAGTCATTACGGTGTCGGGATGGCAGGCCGAAGTCGGCGAACGGAGTATCAGGCAGGCTTGACCCTCGAGCAGATGGGTATTTCCCTGAAGAGACCCAACACAAATGCCTATAGTTCAATCCACGCTGACTATATTGGACCGTCTAAGTTCATACAGGTCATCAACATGATTGCGGGTTCCTTTGATGTTGATCCCGGTATCGTCGGAACTCTTTCAGATATGAGGAGAGGTGACATCTTTTATGTTTACGACGGCATCGATTGGTTTAAATACAAGTATTCGGGAACTTATTGGGATCAGCGATTAAACTCCTCAGACCCTGAATGTCCTATCGCCATTCTTGGTTATGGCGGTAGTCTCGCGCGGCAAGGTGTGGCGACTGGTGATTTGACGTGGATCGGTTATTCCAGTGTTGAACGGATCTATGGTTATCCGGGTTCACCACAATGGGACAGTTTCACCACTACCTCGCCAGAAATTTTTACTGGGTATGTGTATGCTGTGGATGGGCCAGCGCTGGCATTGCCAACGACCGTCACGTCTAGTTCGCATTTCAATACGACAGAGGCTGAAGCATTCGCGATTTATCAGATGTCAGATGCTTCGTTCGGTTGGGCATCGGGTTCTCGTGACGCGATTGTTTCTACTGTCCAGCAGGTGTTGTCCGGAGATAAAACTGTTGCTCTTAGCCCTAATTATCGTGGTATCGATTGGCGTATCCATATTAGAACAGTTGAGTCTGAAACACCAGATGTTGATCCAGTCACGAATTCTTCTATGACTGTGTTGAATATTGCTGAACTTGCTCGCCCGATGGGTTTCGTGTTCTCGCATGCCGTTCAGGACGCAATCTATTTGACATTGAACAACGTTGGTGTTGGCCGTTTGGACCTTTTTGAACTTGGCGGCTTCGGCGCCGAAAACGTGTAGTATTGGGTATAAGGAGAGATTATGTCTGGTTCAGGTTTCATGGAGTTTCAGCCCGAAACGGTGCTGACTGCCACGCAAATGAATGAGTATTTGATGCAACAGTCGGTCATGTACTTTGACACGATTTCCGCTGCCGATTCTGGCCTTGGATCGTTTCGAGATTCAGGGACAATGACGTACATTGAGCATGAATCGGACGGCAATACCGACTTGAAGCGGCCACATTTCTATGATGGTTCAGGTTGGCAGAGGGTTGCTACGAAAGCCGAGGTTGATGCTCAAGAAAACCGAACCGGGCAGGTCCTGTTGTACATGGAAGTCATCAACTGACCTCCTTGTTTGGTATAATATAGGTGCACACCGCACACACGACCGGGAGGTCAAAATGAACATGAACTTTATCAAAGACTCTGTTGAGCGCGCTGCGAAAACTTTCGTTCAGGCGTATCTCGGCGTTTGGATGGCCACGGGAGCCGACTTCGACGGCCTCGCTAGTTCCGACAATCTGAAAGCCGGCGTTGTCGCTGTTGCGCTCTCGATTGCCATGAGCATGGGCCTGAAGAAGGTTGGACCGAACAAAAATTCGGCTTCCGTTCTCTGATCGGCGCGAATTTACCCGGTTTAACCGGGTCTCTGATCTACAATTAAGTAGGTTTAGAGGGAAGAGGCGCCCATGATTGCAGGTGTATACAACATTACATGCGAACAAGGGGCTACTTTTACCCGTGACATAGTTCTGAAGGAACCAGATCCTACCGATCCTACTGGTACCACGTATCAGGAGATGGATCTCGAGAACTATACGGCCCGTATGCAGGTACGTCGCACAACTGAATCGACGTCGTTTCAGGTTGAGTTAACTACTGAAAATGGGCGTATTTCGATTGAACCGGCAGGCGTAAAAGGTCGCATCGTTTTGTCAATGGATGATTCGACGACTGCATCGTTGACATCTGACGGTGTGTACGACTTGGAAATTATTTCTGGTGCTGGCGTTGTGAGTCGTGTCTTGAAGGGGACATTTACATTGTCCTTGGAGGTGACACGTTGAGCAACTCAGTTCCAAATCAGGTTTACGTCTATCAGGACTCTCCCAATCAGGTTACGGTTGACGAAGAAGCCCCAACAATTATCGAGGTGCGGCTCAGTGCTGGTGGGACCAACACCAGACGTCACGTGCACACTCAAGGATCGCCATCCCAAACGTGGACAATTAATCACACTTTGGGTGGGAAACCGTCCGTGATGGTTGTTGATTCTGCCGATACAGTCGTTTTTGGTGATGTATCATATGTAAGTAACAGTGAAGTTCGGTTGGAGTTTACGGCTCCTTTTTCTGGCTTTGCCTATCTCACGTAACGGGAGTCATCAATGGCGCAAAAATTTGTAACGAATCTCGACCTCAATCAGAATCAGTTGCTCAATGGTCGCTTCGAGAGCCTCTCCGCTGACCCCACTACAAACAACTTTGAGGGTCGACTGATCTACAACAGTACCGAAAAGGTACTCAAAGTCTATGACGGCACCGGCTGGCGTAAAGCACTCCACGCACTCTCGTCTCTGACGACCGCTCTCACCATTACGGAATCCAACGGTTCAGTCACCTTCTCGATCGCTGACTCAGTCCCCTCTGGCGCATCCGGACTGCTGAATGGCACCGATAAGCAGGCCCTTGATAACAAGACCTCACAAAACACTGGCTCGACAATTGCCCTGCGCGATTCTGGTGGACGACTTCAGGTTTCCGCTCCGGTAAACGATCTGGACGCCGCCAACAAGGCATACGTTGACGCGGCTCGCACCGGTCTTGACGTTAAGGCCTCGGTCCGTGCAGCAACAACCACCAACCTAAGTATCACTACCGACCTTGAGGCTGGAGACACTATAGATGGTGTGACTCTGGTCGCTGGGGATCGCGTCCTTGTCAAAGATCAGACTTCTGCTTCCGAAAACGGCATTTATATCGTTCAAGCATCTGGAGCAGCGGTTCGAGCAACTGACGCAGACAGCGCCGATGAGGTCACTCCCGGAATGTTCACCTTCGTTGAAGAAGGCACGATCAATGCCGATGCCGGTTGGGTTCTCACGAACAATGGCACAATTACGCTCGGCACGACAGGGCTTGAATTTGCGCTCTTCTCGGTGGCTGGAACGATTCTTGCTGGTGACGGCCTATCAAAAACTGGTGATGTTCTTAACGTAAATGTTGCGAGTGACGGTGGCATCGAAATTGCTTCCGACGATCTTCAAATCAAGATTGACACCAATTATGACGGGTTGACAACTACCGCTGATGGTCTTGCTCTTGACTCCAACATTGCGGGCACTGGAATCACGTTTACCTCAGGTGTTCTGTCGACTGACACGATTGATCTCACGAGTGCATCTGGCAACGGTGTCAGCGGCCTGCTTCCAATCGCAAATGGTGGCACGAACGCCAGTACGGAGGCTGACGCTCGCGACAATCTCGCCGCGACATCGGCGACGGGCCTTACCACAAGCACCCCGACTTTGGCGCGGGTTTCAGCCCAAACTGTCGGTAATGCGACGGACACCACTTTCTCGATCGTTCACAACTTTGGCACTCGCGACGTCACCGTTCAGGTATACGACAGCAATACCTATGACACTGTGATTACTGATGTTGTGCGGACGAACGCCAACCAAGTTGATGTTTCCTTCTCGGTTGCGCCTGCTTCTGGCGCATATCGGGTGGTCATCAGCGGCTAAAAAATTCTGCCTTGAGGGGCACTAACAACGAAACAGTTGAGGCTGATTCACCATGACACGATTTGTAGGCACGCCCGTAAGGGGCGTCGAATTCGCCAATGCGGGAGACGAAGCAATTTCCGCGCGTGTCAGCGGTGATTCAAATGCTCGGCTGAGGATTGATGCAGGCGGACGGCTCACTTGGGGTGATGGTTCGGGTGCTGGTGATGTAAACCTTTATAGGTCGGATGCCACCACACTCAAAACTGATGACACCCTGTATGCATCAAACGGTGTAATTACTTTAACTACTAGCGGGCCGCCGACCACCAGTCTCCCGGATGGCGCTATGGCCATCGATGTCGACGAGGACCGCCTGTACCTTCGCAGCCAAGGCGCTTGGGTCAAGGCTGGCAGCGCAAGTGTCGAACTTTCAACCTCTGCGCCGACCAACAATATCGCCGACGGTGACATGTGGTTCGACACCGACGACGGAATTCTGTACGTCCGAACCGGAAATCAGTGGGTAAGCGCGACTGGCGCCATTGATCTGAACTCACTATCTGACGTTGATGCATCAAGCCCAACCGACGGACAGGTTCTCCAGTACAACTCTTCAACCGCCCAGTGGGAGGCAAGCACCTTTTACGCTCTTCCTGCGGGAGGGGCTACCGGACAGGTGCTAACGAAGAACGACGCTACAGACTACAATTATTCATGGCAAGATGTGATTTCGGCTGATGGTGGCTCACCAACCACTTGGCTCCGGGCTCATGTATCTATTGACGCAGGTGGAGTGTAAATGAGCGCAAATGTCGTAATCCAGTTCCGGAGAGGCACGGCTGCTTCTTGGACCTCGGCCAACCCCACCCTTGCTAACGGTGAAGTAGGTTATGAGTCCGATACGGCCAAGATGAAAGTCGGCGATGGTTCGACCGCTTGGACCAGCCTTGGATACCTCAATACTCTTAACGCCGGTGTATTGAATGACATTAGTGATGTCACAATCACCTCTGCTGCGGATGGCGACTTCCTCCGCTGGAACGGATCCGCGTGGATTAACGATGCCGTCAATCTCGGCACGGACTCGGTAGGCGACTACGTTGAGAGCCTCACCGCTGGAACTGGCGTCACTCTTACCAACAACTCTGGTGAAGGCGCTACGCCAACGATCGCAATTGGCCAGTCCGTTGGAACCACGGATGACGTCACTTTCAACACGGTTACAACCGATGCCGGAATCACTGTTGGCGGAAACATTCTTCCTGATGCTGACGTTTCTTACGACTTGGGTTCAAGTTCGGCGCGCTTCCGCGACATCTACTTGTCGGGCTCCTCGATTGACCTCGGTGGAGCGACAATCAGCAGCGATGGAACCGACATTTCACTTTCTGGCGGGCTGTCGACAAGCAACGGACTCACTGGAGACCTGACCGGCAACGCAGACACTGCCACCTCTCTTGAAACAGCGCGAACCATTTCGTTGAGCGGAGACGTTGTTGGCTCAGTGTCATTTGACGGAACTGCCAACGTTGATATTGCCGCAACGATTCAGGCTGATTCAGTTGCTCTTGGCACCGACACCACGGGTAATTACACGGAGGGCGTCACCGCTGGCACGGGTGTAACTATCACTGGCGGAACGGGTGAAGGTAATACGCCCACCGTTGCAATTGGTCAGGCAGTCGAAACCACAAGTGACGTCACGTTTAATGATGTCACCGTCGATGGCGACCTTACTGTTAACGGAACCACCACGACACTTAACACTGAAACCCTTGCGGTTGAAGACAATATTGTCACACTTAATTCCAATGTCACCGGAGCACCATCAACAAATGCCGGAATTGAGATTGAGCGTGGAACATCAGCAAATGTTCTCCTGCGTTGGAACGAAACTTCTGACGCATGGGAATGGACAAACGATGGTACGACGTACTACCCCTTCCCAACCGAATTCAACCAGATCGCCAATGTCAGTGTCGGCAACCCATCAAATGGCGACATCATTCTTTATGATTCTTCCACTTCGACTTGGGTGCAAACAACCCCAGATTTGACCCTTACTACAGGTCGTTCGGACGTTACAATCACATCGGCTACCACCGGTGATTTCTTAAAGTGGAATGGCTCCGCTTGGGTCAATGACCAAATCAATTTGGGTACCGACACCGTTGGTGATTACGTAGAAAATCTCACTGCCGGAACCGGTGTAACGCTCTCAAACAACTCTGGTGAAGGATCAACCCCAACTGTCGCCATTGGTCAGGCAGTAGAAACCACAAGTGACGTAACTTTCAACACCGTAACAGCAGACGTCACTGGTGATGTGACCGGCAATGCGGACACGGCAACTGCACTTGAAACTGCTCGAACAATCTCCCTTAGCGGGGATGTTGCTGGATCAGTCTCCTTTGATGGCACGGCCAACGTCGACATCACAACGACAATCCAAGCCAACAGTATTGCTCTGGGGACCGATACGACCGGGGACTACGTACAAAGTCTTGTCGCGGGTAACGGTGTCACCCTGACCAACAACTCTGGTGAAGGTGCCACCCCGACAATCACGCTCGACTCGACGGCAAACGTCACGTTCGAAGATGTAACTGTCAATAGTCTGCTTGATGCTTCACACATTCACGGCCAGTTGGCTGGCCCTGTGTATCTGCATGTCAAGAACACCAGTGGTTCAACGATTGCTAAGGGTACTCCGGTTTACGCTACGGGATCTGTTGGGGCGAGTGGAGCCACCGAGGTTTCACCGTCTGATGCGGCTACCGCCTCGACCATGCCAGCGTTGGGTATTACCACAGCCGAATTGGAAAATAACGCTGAAGGTCATGCGGTAATTCTGGGTGTCATCGAAAGCATGAACACTAACGCTTACAGCGTTAACACAGTTTTGTATGTTGCCGACGGTGGCGGCCTAACCTCGACACGGCCGACTGGCGAGGACGACAAGATTCAGGCGATCGGTCGTGTGGTTCGTCAGGACACAACCACTGGCGAAATCCTCATTCTTGGTGCGGGTCGCGCTAACGACACTCCGAACCATCTCGACACCGACTACATCGATTGGGATGTTTCGTCGTACACACCCATGTCGAGGCCGACCCACGCGGAAAGCCGCGTTTGGTACGACTCCACAAACGATGCTCTCCGCATGGACACCAGCCAGACCGGTGTCGATATTGCGCTCGGTCAGGAGCGCGCCCTGTACGTATACAACAACTCGGGGGCCAGCATTGCCGCCGGGTCGGTTGTTTACTACACCGGGGAAAATTCTGCTATTCCAACTATCGCCCTTGCCGATGCGAGCGATCCTGACAAAATCAACGTTGCCGGTATTACCAAGGCGACCATCGCTAACGGCGCCCATGGTTTCATCATCATCGACGGAATTCTTCTCGGCATCGACCTCTCGTCGTACTCCGTTGGCGATCGACTCCACTTGTCGGCTGCAACTCCGGGTGGACTAACAACCAACCCGCCGACCTACCCGAACTACGCGGTCGAAATCGCAGAAGTTCTTCTCGCCTCGAACCCGGGCTGCTATCGACTCAATATCGTTTCGGAAGTTTTCGACGATATCCGCGTTCGGGAAGATGCCCGAATTGACGGAAACCTGACTGTTGCTGGAAACCTCAGCATTCTCGGAACACAGTCAACCGTTTCGGTCAACAACCTTGCTGTCGATGACTCGTGGATCTACCTCAACGGCGGCAACACGATTCAGACCACCTCATTCTCTGGTTCGGGCCTCAACGACGGAACGCTTGTTGGCCACTTCTCGGGCACTTCTAGCACTACCTACTACGTCCGAATCGATGGTGTCGGAACAGGTACCGGTGGCGTTGACACGTTCGAATGGTCGACCGACAACTTCTCGACAACCGAAGCAACTGGTGTCGACATCGGCACCTCACCAACTGCCCTTTCTGACGGTATCAGTATCGAATTTGTTTCCACGACCGGCCACACTTCCGGCGACACGTGGTCCGGCACTGCGTCCCCCGTCAACATCGACTTGGGATTCGCGGGTAACTACAACGACGGCACCTACGCCCATACTGGTTTCTTCCGCGATACATCTGACGGCTACTGGAAGGTTTTCGACGGTTACACCCCCGAGGTGGACGGCGACGTAAATACCGGTCACGCCTCGTTCAACCTTGCCGACATGCAAGCCGCCAACTTCCGTGGAGATCTCGTTGGTAACGCCGACACGGCGACTGCTCTGGAAACTGCTCGCACGATTGAGTTGTCTGGAGATGTCGTTGGGTCTGTTTCTTTTGACGGAACCGGGGACGTAAACATCTCCGCCACAATTCAGGCAAACTCAGTTGCTCTCGGAACCGATACAACCGGCGATTATGTCCAGAATCTTGTTGCTGGAACAGGTGTTTCGCTGTCATCGACAACCGGTGAAGGCGACACGCCAACCGTTTCCATCGGTCAGGACGTAGCAACGAACGCTGACGTCACATTCAACACTGTCACGCTTGGGGCTGCTCCAACGCAGGCGACTCACGCAGCAACAAAGTCATATGTTGACAATCTTGCTGCTGGAATCGACTGGCATGAGGCGGCAAAACTTGCGACTGCTACGACTCTTCCGGATTCACCGACGTACAGCAACGGAACCTCTGGGGAAGGTGCCACTCTGACAGCGGGAAGCCAAGTCCGCCTCGTCATTGACGGTACTAATGCCTCCACTGGCGACAGAGTTCTTGTCAAGAACCAGTCGAACGCATACGAAAATGGCGTTTACGATGTGACTGCTCAGGGTGCCTTAGGTTCTGCTGCGTGGGTTTTGACCCGTGCAGAAGATTTTGACGGCACCCAGCCCGGTGGCGTGCAGCCCGGCGAAGCAATCTTCGTCCTTTCGGGATCGACAAACGCACGTCAAGGTTTTGTCGTCACCTCCACCAATGATCCTCACACAATTGGAACTGACTCGATTGCGTTCACTCAGTTCACTGGAACTCAGGCCTTTACTGCTGGTGATGGACTGAGCCAAACTGGGAATACTCTCAACATTGGAACCGCTGACTCGGGTCGAATCGTTGTTAACGCAGACACCCTTGATCTCGGCAGCGTCACTGTTGGCAGCACTACGGGTTCCAACACTTCCGACTTTGTTTCTTCGATTACTACTGATGCTTATGGCCGCGTAACGTCGATCGAAACATCCAATGTTGGTCAGGATCTTCTCACTACATCAGATGTAACTTTCAATAGTGTCTCAGCCGCTTTGACTGGCAATGTGACTGGCAATGTCACTGGCGACGTCACTGGCGACGTGACTGGCGATGTGACCGGCAACTTGACCGGCAACGTGACTGGCAATGTTACCGGCACCGTTTCCGATATCTCGAACCACAACCTCAATGGTTTGGGCAATGTCACAATCACCACCGCATCGTCTGGCGATCTACTCAAATGGAACGGCACTGCGTGGGTCAATGATGGTCTCACCAACCTGAGTGATGTCGGAGATGTCAGTCTAAGTAGCACCACCACAAATGATCTTCTGGTGTGGAACGGTAGCGCTTGGGTTAACGACACCATCGCATCCGTCAATCAAATTGATGACGTAACCATCACCAGTGCCACAACCGGCGACATTCTTGAATGGAACGGATCCGCATGGGTCAACACTACCCTTGCCTTTGATGACCTTTCGGATGTCGACATGGTCTCGCTCGCACCTTCAACAGGTGATATTGCGTACTTTGATGGAAGCAACTGGGTTCCGTATCCGTTGACGATTCAGAACGCCGGTGGTGTGTCTACATCTAGCGAGACCACCGGTGACATCCTTCTGTATGACGGAACGAACTACGCCAACACGGCACACACGCTTGGAAATATCACCAACGTCACGCTCACCTCAGAGGCTGACGGTGAGTTCCTGAAGTACAACGGTACTGCATGGGTGAATGCGTCGATTCCTGAGATCAACACGCTCAACGATGTTGGAAACGTCACAATCACGTCTGCTGCGTCAGGTGAAGTTTTGCAATGGAACGGCACGGCATGGGTCAACGTTGACATTCTGGCGAATACTGATCTGACTGGAACTCCGACGGCTCCTACTGCGGCAACGACGACGAACACCACTCAGGTGGCGACGACGGCGTTCGTTCAGCAGGAACTCGCCGCCCTTGTTGATGCGGCGCCTGCCACTTTGGACACGTTGAACGAGTTGGCTGCTGCTCTTGGCGACGACGCCAACTTCTCTACAACCGTGACGAACTCTCTGGCGCTGAAGGCGCCATTGGCTTCACCCACGTTTACTGGGACGGTCACGCTTCCCGCTGGAACAAGTGTTCTCCACGACTATGACGCATATGGGGCGAACCACACGTTGGTCGCTGTGAATGAGGGTCATACTTTGGAGGTCTCGGCAGCGGCGACGATCACGGTTCCACCGAACTCTTCAGTAGCGTTCCCTGTTGGAACTGTCGTACACATTATTCAGACTGGAACAGGTACTGCAACAGTGGCTGCTGGGTCTGGGGTAACAATCAATGGTGCTGTTGGTCTTAAAACCCGTGAACAGTGGTCTATGATAACGTTGCATAAGCGTGGAACCGATACTTGGCTCCTGACTGGCGATGCAAAGGCGTGATGATTGATGGCACAAGATAGGGGCAGCCTTCCTTTCGGAACTTTTACATACACCGACGGCACCGACGCCGGCAACCTCGTCACGTCTTTGGTTAACCTTGGGTTCCCCGCTACAGAGACTGCCAATACGGCAAATACCTCGGTTTCTGGCGATGTTGGTAAAGCCCATGAAATCGTTGTAGACGGTGTCACCTATACGACCACGTCAAGTTTTGAGATTCCTCTTGGCACAACCATTGTCGTTCGAGCAATTGGACCTTTCTTTCCGCCCCACTTCCCCCCTCACTTTCCCCCACATTTTCCGCCTCACTTCCCGCCGTTCTTCCCGCCACACTTCCCGCCCCACTTCCCACCGTTCTTCCCGCCACACTTTCCGCCGCATTTCCCGCCGTTCTTCCCGCCGCATTTCCCGCCGCATTTCCCGCCATTCTTCCCGCCGCATTTCCCGCCGCATTTCCCGCCATCCTTCCCGCCACCATTCTC